TGACAATGTCATCTCCTAAAATAACATAGTTCGCTTCCTTTCACTTGATTCCTATCTTTTGGCAACACTGGAACACCACAAAATGATGTGCCAGTGTGAAAGAGTTTCAAGAGGAATAGGCACCCATTGGGTTTCCTGTTCCATATGAATATTCCTTTCCATCAGATAAGAACGGATATCCTACCATGATGTCTTTTCAGGCATCTACGTATGAGTCCGGGAGTGCTCCTTTCAAAACCTTACTAATAATCTCAATTGGGAACCTATCTGTTGCTGCCTTCAAATCGCAGCTTCAGTAGGAATTCCCTTCTTTGAGAGGTTTTAATTTGGTTAAGAAAGAGGCTTGGTTGAAGGTACAGTCTTGCGACACTTTTCGTAACACACTAAATAGTGCATTATGAAGAGGTTGTAAGGCCGATTGAGAGAAGTAGTCTAAGATAGCAATCACTCTGACCTTATCTTCCTTATCGGGAAAATAAGACAGACGGCGAAATGCCGGATCGCGCTTAGGTTTCTGAGGAAGTAATTTTAATAGTAGAGTTTTATACTTTACTAACAAAGTTACCTTCTCAGTTAATCTCTTACCACCAACAATCTTTATTGATTCAATCAAAGATTCTGGTAGAACACATAAGTCTGTTATACTAGTCCACAAAGCTTGCCCGTTAGGGCCTGACTTTGAGGTCTGGTGAAACAGCTTATGTTCTTCTACTCTCAATTTTCTTTTTGAATTGAAGCCTAACGCTCGTCAGAATCGAACCACGTCTTTCTCTATATTGTAGCCCACCCTCATGGGTGAAGCCGTAATATCAGCGTAGTCAGGTTCTTTTCCGGCAGCTAGAGCTCTAGTACTATATAGTATCGTCAGTAACCAGCGCTTTTCAGCGGTAGTTCCTCTACGTACTATACGTAATAGATCTCCTAGAGCAGAAGGAAGACAATCCTTGGTAAACTTGATGCCCGCAGCCTTTTCAAGAAGTGGTTGACCACTAAGGTGAGATGTCACATATAAGCGCACCAATTTGGCGTACTTAATCATGGCGACTTCTCCCCGGTCTCTTGCGAGACCTTGAAGAAACTGAAGGTATCCAGTACCGGTTCCAGAAATAAGATCACCGTCAGCTTTAAGTAAATTAAAGCTTTCAGCTATTCACCCGAGTGATCGGGTGAGATACAATCAGAAACGATCTAATCTCTGATTTGAATGTTTATTCATCTTAGAGTTTAGAGGTTTCATTGTATCAAT